GGTGGATTATCTGTATATTCTGTATCATTACCAGCGGAAGCCTGCCAATATATATCGTCTGTAATAGGCGCCCAATACATATCCCATACATTAGTCGAGGCAGTCAAATCACCAAGTATCCTAACTCGATGACCATATTCATAATTCATATCGGTGAATTGAAATGGAATTGTCGCTTCATCGGCTAGAGTGTAATCTAGATTTTCCGTAATCCGTAAAGTAACTAAAGCTGTATTGGCAATCCTTATACAATTGTCTCTCAAATAATTGAAAGCGTCCTGTAAAGAAGTCTCATTGGTGATTAAGATATCGGTATCTTCTGTAATCAGACTACATCCAACTTCTTCAAGGGCTTCGTCCAATTCAGTATGAGTTACAACTGAATCACCATCTACTGTTATATCACCAAGAGAGACATTCAGAGAAACTCCACGAATATCTAATTGCTTTGGTGCAACAGTCCGGCTCGGTTGAGTGGGAGTTAATGTGTTGTCAATTGTCCGTAAAATTGGCGGGTCATGGTCTGGTATTTCATTAGCCATCTATTACGCCTTTCTTGTAAGTGTTAGTCCACCATTTATCCATGTTATCTCGTCAGTACCACCATCCACCGCGGCTTTAACATCAAGGACATCATTAGCCGCTAATGTAACTATTCCAGTAACCGCACCAGCACCAACATCACCACCACTTCCTAATTTTCTATAAAGCCTGACTGCAGGGGAAGAAACTCCATTTATACACATCGCCCATTGGGTTTCTGAACCACCTGTACCACTAAATGATAATGAAAGAGTACATTCATAATCACCGGCATTATCAATTGTTATATCATCACCTTGGGTGACTGTTACATCAGCACCGGCCGCTTCAAGGGTAAATGTGGCATCAGTAGTGATACTAGCTGGTGCACTCGCAACACTCGTGATTGTATATGTTCCGTCATTACTTGTAGACCCTCGAACCTCTATCTGCCGTCCTACTGCATATCCTGTTAATCCACTACCACTATCAGCAATAACTCCAGTACCATCACCGAATGATATGGTAGTCGCATCTACCTTTGCAGTAACGCTGTCGCATGTTACATCAGAAGTCGATGGACCGTTAGTAGTGTGAGCAATTATTTTACTTAATTGTAGGTCTGAAGCTTCAGTGCCAGATGAAAACGTTGTTTCAAAATTTTGAAGCGTTGTATTAAAATCAACAAATATTGACCCATATGAAGGTTGGAATGTCCTATGAAATATAGTACCCGCCGGGTCATCGATTCCAGCTACATTATTATGAGTAACGGGTGAAACTGATTGAATCTGCGAACCAAGAGCAAATGGACTGATAACTTCCTCAAAACCACTTCCGCCTTCTTGAAAAACAACTTTACCAATTAGGACAGCCGACGACATCGGATTGCACTCGGGTGGTAGATATGCAGGAAGGGAAGCCGCATTGGCGTCCGCTATTGTAACATATTCATCTCGGTCATATACAACAACCATTTTAGATTCATCAGACTCAATAGAGGTAGAATTAATCACTTGGTCAAGAATTAAATAGACCCAATATACACCGTAGTATTCGGAAGTCAAATTTGTTAATGTTCCAACCGCGTCATATTGAGTAATCGGAATTTGCTTTGAATCAGCAACTCTATTCCAATCAGTGGCACCAGGTGTTGCGGCCGTGCTGTTAATTAAAGTAAACACATTAGGTAGTGCTGTTCCACCCACTGTGGTATCAAACGCATAATGAAAAATCTCATTACTTGCAATATAAAATGAACCTTTTGTTAACGTTAAATTTCTAGTACCAGCTTCCGCAATTTGGGAACCCGAAACACCATTAGAATTTTTCGGCACATGTAAATAACCACGTGTTCGGAAATCCTTTCGTGAATTAGAACGAACATAATCTTGACCATACTCTCTCATTTTGACAACATTAAAATCAGTGCCTCGTCTAGTAACAAACCAAATTGGAGTAGCTATAAATCCAGCTTCTGCAAATAACGGTGATGGTTTAACATCTATAAATGGTGTCTGGTTGCCCTCAAAAATTGTAAGGGCTGGGTGCTCTCCTTCCACTTCATCGACCAGAGTTTCATTAACAGTAAAACTATTAGGCAAACCGGTAATGGTAGCAACTGTGTACCATCCTTCATTATCATGAGTTCCACCAACATGTATAAAATCACCTGGGACTATTCCAGATATTCCACCACCACTATCAGCAATAGTGCTAGTAGAATTAACAAATGATAGTGTATCGACTGGTCCGACTACGGCTGATGTAGTTTCTCTTGTAGCAAATAAGAAATTAGTAATATTATCTGTCATTGCTATTCCTGCCTGAGCTGGAAAATAATATTCTTCAAGCCGACTGGTATGCACGTGATTTATATCTCTTAATACCGCCCAGCCTTCCGCAATATCAACAGTACCGGCACCGGCATTAACTGTTATCTCAAATCCTTCAATTGGCATAGCAGACCCACTATGCATGATATAATGAGCAAATCCAGTTTGACTTGCATGAATACTATTAAGATGTGACCCACCCTCAAAGGCATCAAAATCACCATCATCACGGAATGGAAAAGCGATATCATCAATCGTCTGATTTAGGAAATCGTTTTTATTTTCGATAACAGCTTCAAGTAAATCCGTAGCGGCGAAATCTGAACTACCAGCTAGAATGGACGTAACATCATCACCAATTTCAGTATGTAATTCATCGATAGCAGCCACTATAGTGGTAGCAGTTGTGTCTAATTCACTTCCTATACTACCAAGAGCAGTGGCACCGATTGCTGTAGCTAATTCACCAAGTAATGTTAAGACATCAACACCGGCACCGAATGATGAGTGTCTGCCAGTGAATCCCGTAAGCTCAGTGGCACCAAGTGATGTAGCAATTTCATTTAACAATGCAATGACTGTAGTTCCACCAGCAAAATTAGCATTTTGACTCGTAAGAGTGGCTAATCCATTTGCCGCTGGGTCGATGTGCGCCGCTAATTCATTTATATGTTCCAACAGAGTTGTATTCGCATCGGCGAATGCTGTATGCTCACCTGTTGCTCCGGTAATCTCCGTAAAACCTAATCCAGTGGCAATCTCATTAAGAGCCGCTGTAATAGTAGATGTTGAGAATGGAGAACTCAATCCTGTCATACCAGTCATTTCACCAGAACCAATAGCTGTATCTATTTCATTTAATGCTTTAATGATATCAACTGTATTGGTATTATCGAAACCAGAAGATAATAAATTTTCAACATTATCTAATCTTGAACTAGTTCCCATTAGACAGAGTGCAATTTCATTCAGAGCCGCTAGACATGATACTGTTGCCGGTGCGAATTGAGCAGTAAGAGAACCATTGACATCACCAACCTCTGCTTTGAGATTGACTAATGCTTCCCCGATTTCCACTCCATCCATAGCCGCGATAGCCGCGTCCAAATCGCCTAAGTCATGCATAAGGGAATTCATCGCCGCTACGATACTTGCTTTTGAATCGAAGTCCGTATCCAAATCAGCGGCAAGGTCGCCCGAACCAATAAGGGTCATTATATTATTGATAGCTTCGACAAAAGTCTGTGGAACTGTAAGCGGAGTATCCGCACCCAATTCACCTGACAGGTCTAGTAATTCTCCGAGGTCGGCATCAATCTCGTTGAGAGCCGCTACAACATTATCAGCGGCGAATCTTGCACCCGTATCATCTAGTAAGTCAACATCACCTATTGTAACTGACAGAGCATTAAATTTAACTCGCCACTGCTCGAATGTCTCTTTTATAGTGACAGTAATTAATCCCATTTATTTTTCCTCTTTTTGGAGCATGCTTATAATTGTTAATAGAGAATCTTCCATAGTAGATAGACGTTCATCAAAACCGTCTAATCTCTGTTCTTTGGATAATCGTTTTGCCTTAGCTTCTTTTGCTAGTTGTAAACCATTTTTCTTTGTATTTACAACTACACCATCATGACGTTTCTTAAAATCGGTCTCACTCATACATCACCTTATGTTCCAAGACATATAACCCTGAAGTCATTGAAGATAGGAACCTTTGTTGAATCAGTAGCTTTCATTACTAACTTAACTGCCACTGATGTAAATCCTGTAATACCTTCTGTAGTTCCAACTTCATATTCATGTTCTTTGACATCATATGGTCCATCACTAATAGCAACTGGATTAATAGGTTCTGGAATTAATGTCCACGGGATATCACCCCAATTGTCAGTGCTATAAGGTTCAGCAACTTTATAATATACATCAATAGATGCGTCAGATTGAATAGAAGCACTAAGGTAAATCTTCAATGCTTCCGCCGGGTCATCAATATTGATTTGTTTCGTCATGTATTTAGAAGCAGATGATGTACGTGAATTTTCTGTTTCCGGTACAAAACGATGATGTGAAGTAGAACGCGTGATAGCCGCTGTTCCACTAACAGCATCGGTTGCTGTCTCTACTATAAATGTATCAGCATCGACAATACGAACCGGTAGCAATACATTATCAATCGCGGGTGAAGAACCACCAATCGTCATATAAATCATTGCACCATCCATCATTCCATGGTCGGCTAATGTCATTGTAAACACATTAGTCGCTACGGTATATGTTGGGGCCGCTGACTCAGTTGTTGGATTATCGACCAGATTAGAAATTCCAGTACAACCCAATCTGTTAATATCGATTACCGGAGATACGTTCCTGTTGTCCGAATTGAATTGAGCTAACAGATTGAATGATTTCGCTCCGGCTCCCAACTCGATAAGTTCATTCTCGGTAGAACCAACATACATGGATTCTGTGAATTCAGTATTTTCATGATTAAGAATACTTCCATATCCCACTAATGAATTAGTAGAACTAGAGACTGTATTCAATGACCAATCCAGTGATGTGAATGGGAAAATTAATTCTTCCACATTAGGACGTACCACGTCAATCTGTTGATTTCTAGTAGCAGTAATCGTAGACCCACCACATGTTCCTGTATCCGTTGCATCAGAGCCCATCAGTATGGTATAACTATTTATTTCAGTAGCCACTACGGTATGAGATGCGTTCAGAACATTATCCGTAAATCCATTATAGTCTATAGTATCAACCAATCCGGCTAATGTTACTTTCTGTGCAGGTTCGAAACCATGATTACGTTGCCATACTCTGATTAGAGCAGAACCACTAACTGTTTCAATCGCGTCAGTATCAAGAATATCTGTTCCCAAATCTTCATTTCTGAAATACAATGTACCAGTCTCATTAATATTGAATTGGCATTTGTACAGATTGAACATTAAATCCTCTGTCTGAATAGCATTCCAAGTGGACGCATTCTGTGACTTGAACATAACACCATTGTAAGGTTGTTTAGAAATAACATTTCCACTTACAAGGTCAACCTGTCCTAACTCTCCAACCCATACATTATAATTGAATGAATCAGACATAAGCACGATTGCATATTCAGTTCCTTCTGATAGATAGACCGGAGCATCGAAAATAAACGATGTACTGGCAGTCGGTGCATCAGAAGATATATTTACATTAACTGGATTCAGTGTCCGTGAAGCATATGGCACTACAACAGTCGAAGGATACCCATTGACAACCTCTCGGATTGAACATGTAACCGGCAGGTCAGAATCTTTACTCTGGAAGAAAATATCACATTGAGTAATGAAGCAACCACCTGTCTCTTCAATCAGAACCGTTTCAGCAAGAGGGTCGGACCATACTACTGGGTCAGGAGTGAATCGAGTCGAACTTCCAGGCTCCGAACTGTAATTGATTGTTTTTGTGGATAAAGTTGTACCTTGTTGTTTAAGAGTAGTACCTTCACTTCTCCACATACCCTTTGCAATTGTTTGTGCGCCGGATTGATTAGCAGGATATCCATTAAGGACGAACTCTCTTTCTCCTGTTTTGAATCTGATTGAGTCTGTATTCGGCAATGAGAAGATAAGAGCTATCTCACCATAAGTACCGGTCACTAAACTCCCACCTTGACTATAATCAGTTTGGGATACGAAAGTAGCTGCCGCTCCACTAGGTGCCGTAATAGAATCACCGGCAACAAAATTACCCTGAACATTGGCTACAGTCAGATAACTATCATTACTGAATAGTACGGTTGCCGTACCACCACTAGATGATGTTATAAGTTCCTCTGCCTGATAAGCTGTATTAAATGTGCCAGTTTGTCCACTGATTATCAACTTGGTTGCTTGAGTGGTATGAGCGACTACATCGATTGCATCAAAGAATGGATACACACGAGTATCCGGTTTCATGCCTTCGGTTTTAACAAGTATCGTAGCGGCACGCATGAATGGAATATAATTAGAACCAACCGTACGGTCACCGAGATTCTTCTTGACTGTCTTATCGGATGATGTAACTATCGAACCAGTTCTAGATTGCTGAGTCGTAATGTCAGTGGTTGTTCTCGTAGTACGGAAATTATTTGTTTGTGTAAGCGTACCTTGATTATTCCACCACCAATTATTACCGGCTGGATTCGTGCCTCTCCAACTTTGTTGTGTAGACCAATCAGTACTCTCTGAACTAGAAGATACTGACTGCCAATCTGTTTGCCATGAATCCCACGTAGTACCTTGATTAGCTCCGGTTGCCCGTGCCATTGCTTTAAGAGCGGCGAAGTGAGCATCATCATTTACAACTAGAGTACCGACCTTTTGAGTATCGAACCAGTTGTCAGAATCAGGATTGAATTTAATCTCACCCTCAAAAGTCCTAACAGCAAAAGGATTGATATTTACAAACTTGCTTCCTTGTCCTTGACTAACAACCAATGACTCTGAATACTGCATAGTAAGCAGTGGACCAGTCTGTTCAAAATTTGAAGAATTATCTTCATCGAACTCTAGGTCGATTTGTTCATTGGCGAACATGGGACGCATTTGACCTCTTCGTGGGTCAATAGAACATTTATAATCTTGATGTGTTATTTCACCAACACCATGAGAAGTGAATGGGTCCGCAATGAATCCATTTTTGAATCTATCCGCTCCTGTTGAATCTTGGATTTGAAGGTTGGCAGTTTCTTGTTCAAGGAGATTGAGAGCTACATAATACTCAACCTTTCCAATCCTGCGTTCCAATTTACCAATGTCACGCATTGTGAAACCTTTATTTTCTGCCAAGGTCATATCAATTTGTTCTGGACCGAATGTATACGCTGGGATTTTAACATCAGCAATTAACATTCCATCGTCAGGAGAAGATGGTGGAGAAGGCTCGAGAGCCGAAATCCCTTTCTTCATATGGAACTTACCTGTAAAATCGACATACAATTTATCAATTCTGTTCAGGTAGTAATCATAGTCACAAATTATATCTGAATGTTGCATCGGTATATTGATTACATCTTCCGCAATAAGAGCTGTTTCTAATGGACGAAAATCTATACAATCAGTCAGACTATATGTCTGTCCTGTAGCAGGTGAGACAAATTCAGGAATTTCATCATAATCTACACTATACGAATCTACACTACAGAATGTGTCACCTGTATGAGCGAAGTAATCATAGACTACTAACAACTGCCCGACTGGTGCTTGATTACCAACCGACAATGCAATAGTTCCTAAACCGTAATAATTATCAGTTTGACCATCATCAAACATATATTTGTGAGTAACATTTGTGTGACTAACTAATGGAGCAGTCCCTATATCTGGACTCTCGTATATTGCAGTTACTTGAATAACATCAGCATGACCTAAATCATTACTGACATTAACAATCGTTGAAGGAGCGGCGATCGTGAATTGTTGGTCTGTTGTCTTAGTCTTTGTTTTAGCCGCTACTGGACCCGTCTTAATAGTATGAGCAATTACATTAATATTCGTTGCGTCTGGTAAATCTGTGATTACTAATGTAGTCCCACCACCACCGATAGTAAATGTAAGGTCCGTCACATCTATCTCTACACCCGCGGTATTACTAACGAAATAATTAGAACCAATTTCAGTAGCAAAGATATTTCCAGACCCGGCCGGGATAGAAGCTGATGTTGTTCCGGTAACAATTACATCTTCTTTTAATTGAACAAATGTAGTTGAGATATCACTCAATGTTTCGATTACTGAATTCCCAAGTGGGAAGACCATCGTGTTATCCGATGTCTCATATATTTGAACTTTATTATTTGCATCACTATCAACATTACATGTAAAATGGAGACTGTTGGTAACGTTGGAGTCATAAATAACAAGATGCTCAGTCGCGCTACCTAAAATAAATGTTTTGGTAGCATGGTCGACATTTATATCAAATAGATGTATTCTATAAGTGGCACCTGCTTCTCCCATATCCCCACTATCCATAGTCAAGGCACGTATTCTAGCATAACCAATCCGAACAGCACCACCACCAGAAGGAACAGCACCAGCGTTGTATGACCCACCGGCACCAGTATCATACCACCAAATTTCAACAGTACTCATTTTATCAACTGTTGGAGTGGCGTAGATTGCATCACCAATTACATAGTTACCATTATTGAAATGAGTATATTGATTTTGTGTATTAGCGGTATCTCGTGCCTTGTCGAATGCGACGTCGGAGGTGGCTAATTTTGTAACCTCGAATCCACGAACATATGCTTTTCCGGGTCCCATTCTAGCAACCAATTTCGTGTCGTCACCCGGTGTGATAGTATCACCCGCTTCATAGACACCATCTACATATTGAGTATCACTGGTGTCTCTTAAATGCTCGACCATATCTACAGTGAATGCTTTGGTTGTATAATCACCAGATTCATCGAATGTACGACGAGCCATTGTTTTTTCTAATTCGGCATAGGCAGTAGTACGAACTTCCGTGATGATGACTCCACTCTCAACTCTAGATAATTCTACAAAGTTTGTAAGGGCTGTTTCATCACCAATGTCAACTGTTTCTAACCTTAACTCAATCTTCAAACGGTCGGCACCCGGTGCGGCGAAGTTTGGACTTCCCTGTGCATTGTCAAGTAATGATGGGTCATCATCAGAATCGACGATTGACTCGTAAATTCTAAGACCGATAATTTTACTCGGAGTGTTGCTGTATTTTTCTACAACGATTGATTGAGAGTCAACATCAATAAATTGACCGCTGATATAATAGATACCCGCGTCTAGAGATGAAGTAAAACTCTCACCGGTAGCGGATGTCAATGCAGTCTTTGCACGAATCTCTGTATCGTCCTTTCTATACACATCTTCATTGTCGTCAAAATTATCATGCTCGTTGTCGGTTCCACTATTCTTTATTTTGAGGAAGAAAGTAAGTGGGTCAGTAGCGTCTGCACTGGCAACGGTTTGAACGGTTGCCTCAACTCCAGAAGTAGCACCAACAATTGTAGTGCCTAAGAAATCGGCAGTGTCAACAATTTCTCCCTCATAAGTCGATACCATTTTAACGTACTTAATAGTATCATCACTTGTTATCTGACCGGGGATTACCATAGCCCCGTTTTTGAACATATGATTACCGAACTTACGAATCTGTTCTTGAAGGATAGATTGTACTTGCGTCAGCTCTCTAGCCTGAACCGCTTTTGAAGGTTTGAATAGGACACGATAGAATTTGTTGTCCTTATCGAAATCGTCAAAATATGGTGATTGGTTTAAATCCATTGACATGGTGTTTTTTCCTTAAAATTCTATTGTGAAATTGAATGTCTCTATCTGAATGTCAGAGCGAGTAATAACTGTAATGTTTTCGGTATATACAATTGTTCCACTTAAAGTATCTACATCATCATTAGTATTTATACCAGCTGTATCAATTGTGGCGATTGTTCCCGAATCCTGACCGTATATATCTTCTGGAACGGCTGAATCATCAAACGTTCCCCTGACATCATATAGAAGAATTTGCTCTATTCCATCATCATCGTTGAACTTGAAGACCTTGCCTGTCGCTTCGGAAGTTCCACCGTATACCTCTTCACCATAATCAAATGTTCCAGTAACATTATTTAACCCTAATGTAATGAAGTAACTATAATCGGCTCCGGTCAATACAGCTTCCGCCGCATTTGTTGGGTCTTTCAATATACCAACTTGTCTAAATGTGGTAGAGGTAGGGAATTTATCGACTTCGTTGCCGTCAAACTGCCCTCTAAGCATAACATAGAATGCACCCAACTCATCTACTGCGTTGCTACCGTGTCCGCCTGTAGGAGCTAATTGGGCTACTCCTGTGAATCCAGAACCATCACCAACAATAGAAATATCGGCATATGTATAGCCCGTTCCTGCTGTTGTCATTGTAATATTTGTAATGACTCCTGTTGTAATGGTTGCGACTCCTACAGCACCTGAACCATCCCCTGTAATAGAAACTATTGCAGTAGTATAACCTGTTCCACCTGCTGTTACTTTTATATTATCAATCGAACCTATAGTAGCGACGGCGTTTGTTTCAATGGTTGTCTGTGAAGTATCTTTATCGGCTACTTCATCAGGAACCGGAATCCATACAGAATTAAGATATGCTTCACCTATTGCAGTAGCGATACTATACATATATTTCCATACATAACCATCCGCTGTTGTAAATGTATCATCATCAGTAACTAATGTAGGTTCGGCAGTCGAAGCAACTCCACCATTATTAGAAATACATTTATAAACTTTATCGGCAGAATTGATTACATAAAATGGTTGCTCTAGATGTAGCCAATTTCTTTTATCGGATAAATCCAAATCGTAACTGTATTCAGTATAGATAGTTCCTGTCGCCCAATCGAATCTCGGTACAACTAAGATACCAGAAGTTTCATCTATGCGTTTGATATAGACTATATCTCTCTTGGTCTGGATTTCCTGTCCATAAGAACCACTCGCTAAATCAGGACTTGTTTCATCAGCCCACGGATAAGTCCGACCAGCAAAGAAGTACATATAATGTTCAGACGGTGCAGCCTCAAAATATCTGTACAGAAAATGCTTTGCGTTATCTACTCTCGCTTTTGATGTTAATATAGCCGACATATTTTTTCCTTTAAACTAATGTTATTACCACTGGGTGTTCTGTTATGGTAGTGACGTTGTATCCTGCTAAAATATCATTGTCATATTCAATCAATGCATATTTACCAGATACCACTATTTCTTTCGTTATATTTTCTATTATATTTTGGGCCGGTGCTATATCTGGTAAGTATCCAAGCACTACCACTGCACCCGTCCCAGCCGCTACGTTGAAAGCCGCTGTCGCCGCTCCGGTTGTTTCTGTTCCATCATTTTCTAATGTTACGGCAGACCCAAAGCACCACATTGTTTTATCGATTACATTAGTATTTATGTTCACTATATCATCTATGACATAATCACTATATTGTTTCATCTGAGTCCACGGTAATACATTTACTGCCATAGCCGACGCGTCAGTAACTTCGACATTTGCAGTCATCGTACCAGCGACCCCACGAATTCTGAGCCATGTATTTTCATCATCCGTTGTGCAAGTAAAAATCATAGTCACCACTTCACCGGGATGATTTTCTGTCAGGGTAATTTCGGGTGATAGAAATGTACCGTCCACATTGTGGTCGATTTCTAATTGTATTTTTTGTGCTGTTGCTGTTCCGTCCGGTTTGGCAACTCTTACTTGTAATGCATAAGTCATGCCAGCTTCGGTCGGGAAAGGTTGTTGCACATACCCCGAACCACCTGCCCCCGTTAGGTCTATAACAGTAGCACTTACATTTGCTCCACTCGCCCAGTATCCCCAAACCGCGTCACTGAAATCGTTCTCACTACCGCTTGACAACAATTCTTCGCCATACGCTTGCCACTTGAATTTATAAAATTCTGTTGTTTCCAGAATCGGGCTACTCAATCCATCATCGATATCTCTTTGTGGTTTCTGTAAAACATCCTCTCTACCAAATACAATAGTTCCGGCAGGATGGCTCGTCTTAACATAATCAATCCAATCTGCCCGTTCTCTATCAGTAACAATCATATAGGAATACACTTGATAGAAATAACTATCTTGTAAATATTTGTAATGGTCTAGTTTACCATCGTCACTCCAGATACTTGACCCGTTAATGTAGAACCTACTTGAAGTAATGCTTCAGCTCCATTTATTTTCAAGGACATTATATCATTATGATTTCTCTCAACAACTGCATAATTGACCGCAGTTGCAGGAACAGCAATCGTTAAAATTTCACCTGTTATGAAATCATCATAGGTGCTTGACAAAGTTTTGTTAGGATTTAATTGAACGGTCCTATTGAAAGTAAAATCTGCACCGGTGGGTGGCAAATAATCATTTCCGAAATTAATTACTTCGAGTGCTGTGACTGTACCGATATCAATTGAGTCAACTCGTATTACCACACCCGACCCAATCGAAATATCAACATCTGGTTTGTGGATATATCCACCACCACTTGCTAACATCGTCATTGCAGTAATAACACCTGGTCCGTCCAATAGAGGATATGTGACTTCCCAGTCGGCTAATGACTCTCCATCCAATCCGGTAATTTTTGCAATCGCTCCCGTTCCAGTATCATTAGTGGTAATGTTCGTAACACTGGCCGGGCGATATCCAAATCCACCATCATATATTGTCAGGGCAGATATCGCACCTTTTGAAACTGTCTTAATAGTACAGCGGCCATCCTCACCAGTCAACCCCGCCATGTCACAACGGTCACCGGGGTGATACCAATTACTTCCGCTTGTTATAGTTATATCAGTTGGTACAGATAACGGGTCGAGTGTATATGAGTAAACACCATCGATGCTCGTACCTTCAATCACTTCATCATGTTCAAAATCTGCGAGTGGTAGAAGATGGCTAACCTCATGTAAAAATAATTCGGCAACCTCTACTTGTCCGACACCCAAAGAAGTATAAGTCAATATGTAATCGACTATACCTTCAGCCCCGCTCGTCTGTCCGATGATTTTTCCACCGGCAAGATTTTCAATGACAAGAACATTACTTACATCGACCTTGATACTTTTCGGTAGAGTCCATTTTCCATCACTGGCACGAAGCATGTCACGGGAAGGATAATACATAGTGACTTCTTCACCGAACAGAATTCTGAATAAGAATTTAATTGAATTCTCATTTCCTTTTGACCGGTACTGCTGAACTGCGTGCTTAATGAGGGTCCGCTTGTTTACAGAAGATTGCATATTGTCTGGAATACTTTTCATGAACTGCTCTGAAAAATTCTCCACCAAATCTGACGTGGTCTCGTCTATATCTCCGAATTCAGCTAAGCCCCTAATGAACTGGAGACTGCCGTCTTCCCTCTCGAGCCACTCATAATACTTTTCAAGAAACCTAACAAAATTAGGATACTCGGTCCGAATATATTGAGGAAGCTGACCTGATATTAGGATGCTTTGATATTTATCGTAGTTAGGCATATTTTACTTTAACTCTTTGTTAATGTCAGTAACCGTTACCGCAATACCCTGTGGTCTATTGTGCAGAGCATTCGCCGCTGATTCATCAGGTAAAATTATATTGTTATGTTGTATATCAATATTTTGATTTGCCGGTGTTACTGTAAATCGTAAATCCAATTGGTCGGCTGGTAATGAGAATGGTGTGATTGTTACTGCAAGTGCGCCCGTTGTGTAATCGATAGTGCCTACAGTTTCAATATCTTCTCCAGACTCAACATCGAAGGCAACAAGACTTCCCTCACCATCATCTGTAATACCAACTGACCTTACTTCATCACTAGTATTTAATACATTATAATATGTTGATGAAACCGTATTAACATCAATAGCATTGCCAAAGGTGATAGCAAATGATTGACTTATTCCAGTAGTAGGAATTACCCTCTTCTGTATTGTAACATCAATTAAAGTATTTAAAATAGAAACATCAAGTGCGTCTATTGTAGTAAGAAGAGGACTGTAATAAAACGGCATCTTAAATTTCTGAGTGTTCTCTGCAAAATATGTTGTGATAGCAGTTTCAATAGTTGAACCGATTGTAAATGCTGAATCAGTTGTTTTACTTCTATCATAATTTGCCGTTACATTTAATCCGACGTAAATATATTCGGGGTCGATAATTTCCGGCATAACCGTTACAACATTATATTTGCCGATAAGGTCATCCTTTATCTGCTCCTTTAATGTGGTAGAAAGAAATTCTGCATTGCTCGGTTTGATAGAGAAAAATACTTTTCCATATGTTGGCGGGTCATTATATTCTCCACCCCAACTGTTTATGCTCTCTATGTACGGATAGTCCCGAAGGATTAGAATCTCGTAATCATTGGTAACTACTGCTCTGTTCTGAGCCTCGTACGCCAGAGGTGCCTTGTAACGAATATCTTCTATATCTTCTTTCTCCGAACCATTGGTAGAAGTTGCCTCGGTAGTAATCGTATATCCAGAGTACGCACCAATCGCTTCATTTTCAAGGAAAGACGTTTCACCGTTCGCGTCTGCTTTATTGGTAGCAACTATATATGTCAGGACAACCCATTGATTTGCATTAGCCGCTGAAATCGCTTTACCAAGAACATCATCACCGAATGTAACTTCAAAGTATCCATTCAAATTTTCATGGACAAAGAAGGATTCACTAGTAGCAGTCAATTCGGAAATATTATCATTAAGTGTATATACGGCAGGACCAGTCAATCCATTATTGAGATAGGTGGTAACTGTCAATGTGGATATGTCAGCATCCAGTGACGGTATCTGCATTCTCTGATTCGGCAACGCGTTCATATCGAAAGCGAACGTTACGAGTGAGCCTTCGTAAATATTAATATTGGTTATGGGAGAATATACAAAACTATCGTCTGGATAAAGAAGTCTATCTTCCGCAGTGGCGAAGGTCAATCCCGTACCAGAAGCAAAAGTGATTCCGGCTGGAACTGTTAATGTAGCCCCGACATCAGAACCTACATTTATTTCAATGTCAATCTCGGCTACACTTGCTCTTGCGCTCCTTGCGACATATCCAAGTTCCTTTGCTCTACTCACTACGCTTGCTCTGAGTTCGGCAGAATCAATAAACATTTCGTTGCCTAACATGTTGGCGATGAATGCGTCTATATGAGTGTTATACGCTAGAGTGTCCAAAAGAACATTAAGACCTGCACCCTCAAAATTGTAATCCGAAAAAGTCGAATCCGATTCAAGGAAGGTCTTTAGTAAATCTTTAAGAGCGTCAAAATCCAGCTCGGTTACTTCGAAGTGTTTTCTAGCCATTTTATCTTACCCTACCTAGGTGGACCACAACCGAAATCGGTTCAGTGGAATTTAATGGTATGAACCATATATTTACGCTTATTGCATTGTCGTCCGGAAACGCATTAAATACTACTTCCGAAATTTCAGCCCTTGGTTCGTATCTTTCGAGTGTTGAAATGATACTTTCTCTAATGACTACTTGAGTCTCTGGAAAAGAAATATTTTCAAACATACTCTTTAATATGTCAGAGCCAATATTTGGATGATATGGTTTCTCGTAATGATTATACATAACGAGTAATTTTATCGATTGCTTAATCGCCTCGACTCCAGTCTTTCTGGTAACATCCTTTGTGAGAGGATGAGCCGCGAAAGCAATATCTATATCTATGTACGTGCGGTTCCCCGCTGTTATTGTATCTTGCATATTATTATTTATATCCTTTTATGCAGGGGTCCAAATTACCCTATCAAGGAAGCCCCCGTTATATTGATATGGATTGTCATAATAATTTCTCCAAAACATCAAACGGAAAGTATATGGAGGGGGTCCGAAGTTTGCTTCATCAACAGTGAGAGTGAATGTCTGCCAGTAAAAACTACCAGTAGTTGAGACATATGGATATTGGTTAAGAAATATCCACATGTAATCCTGTAAGTTCCTTGCCGACCCACCCCAGTCAAATTCTATATCTCCTTGACTCTGAACAGTAAACTCCACCCAACTAGTTTCTCCTTGGTCCACAGCTTGAGGACTTCTAGCATATGTAGTGCCCGCGGTCGCTGCAACACTCGGACCAGTAGTTTCAACATACCACGGCAGATATATATCAGGATGATTCATTGTACTGCCAGTGTAGAAAGTCAAATCAGCAGAAGATGGTTGTAGAACAGCGGCTTTGATTTCAGGAGATTCAATCCTATAATAATCTTGGTTAGTCACTGGACCGACCGGATAGGGATTATCATTATATTTTCCCGGTCCCACTCTAGTATTAGACACATACCACGAAAAATCACTGTCTAAACTAGCCGTACATATATGCACTCGAGGATACGGCCATTGCTGAATCTCTAGACCCCATGACCTGTTATTGCTTTCTTCCCATATCAAATTACTCATTCTAGGAGTCGCATAATAATGGTCCTCGTGCATATCTCCATAATATGCACCATAATCAAGCATCCATTCCCAATCAAAACCGGGACCGTCTAATTCATGTAAAGTTGAGATATCATATGCGTCATCCATATAAAACACTATAGTGGCTATTTTTCCTACATCGTCTTGAACTTGATGCATCGGCCACCCATACTTTATATGCATATACAAAAAATTACCATTACTATAAAAATTAAAGGTTGGCACAAACCAATCTGGACATTGAACCATTGTTGACCACCATTCAGTATCATCGGGTTCACGACTATCCGTTCCATGCCATTCTGCACTGTCTCTGAAATTATGAACTTTTGCATTGGTCAGGTCGGCAGTAGGACCATTCATATCCAATGAAGCAATACACCAATCATCATCAGAATTTTTACCGATACATACCATCAATATTTCAAGTCCACCACTATCATGTACAACTTCCATGTAATCTATTCTTGCAAGAAGGTCGCTAAAGTCATCACCCACAATCGTATGGTGCACAGGTGTTCCAGCGGTCATCATATCATTTACAGTCGATAAATTATATCTCTGAACTTTACCAAAATTGGCTTCTGTATCATCTCGACAAACAGTCCAACAATAATCACATACCTCATTGAATGTTGGATGACCACATGAATTGTCACCGTATACATATCCACCTATAGTCGGAGACCCTACATCAAAGACATCTATTGTTCCACTCACATTATATCCTTCTGGACTATGCTCATGTAAATATATCTCATACGGGGTGCTAGAATTTGCGAAACACAAATCAGGCCGTCCATTAGTTGGTGTTCCATATCGATATACTTTACTCTTCGTCCGGTCATGTATCATCAACCATTGATGTGTAGTGGGATAATTTGCATCATTAACATATGAGTGAGTAGCATTTATTCTTAGTTCATATGCTTGAGTCCATTGTTGTTCGTTGATGGTGGCGATATGAGCAAGCGACCCTTGACTTACATGCCAAGTATCCATATAACGCATCATTACAGGAAGGAGCGTTTTCTCGGACGGTGGACCTTCTGCACAATAGTTTATTTTGTTACTTGTCACTCGATGTTCATCACTGTCCATATTCCAATTTTCTAACGCATATAGTTTATCCCAGTATTCACCTTGGATAACTGCCGGACTACAATCAAAAGAAGAAACCGGCCTATGTCCTTCGTCTGGGTCATCACCCGATGTCAGGAAATCCATATATCCAACCCATGTCAAAGTAGACCAATCATAAGGAGTTGTTAGATGATATATTCCGATAAAATTATGTATGGGGTCAGCCCAGTCACCAGCATCACCATATTCACCCGATTCATAAGTGGCTCTTGTGGTTGAAATTAATGCGACATCTCCACAACCACTTAATTTTATGTCACCGTCGTATCCCTCGTCAGTAAAGGCTTTCATCTCGTCCGGCATAAGAGTCAATGCGTCATGATAAGTTTCAGAATATCTAGTCATACTAGAAATATCCCATGCAACGGGCAGGAGATAGACAATGACTGTCATTCGTGTAGTAAGAAAGAATACCTGAGTCCCATCTTCCGCCATTCTCATGGAGCATACATCCTCACCACCTGATAGAGAAGGGCTTAGACGGAAGCGTGTACTTCCGGTATATGTTTTTATATTGTAAGGTGTCGATACTGTAACTGCCGTCAAGTAATCCGCGTCATTATCAGTAAAGAAGAATATAGTTCCATCTGCCGATTGGTCAAATCCACCCATTCGGGAACTATAAGAAGAAACAAAATTATCAATCCATTCGTGCCCAGTGCCTGCCACGGGATGGTCCCAGTATCGCATATTGTCATATCTTTGTGTACCAATATCCCACGGTTCCGTCCACCCAACCATTCCGTAAGGATTACCATTAGGGAACTGTGAAAACTCCCATTGATAGAAATGTTCACCATCCGTTTGTAAGTAGACCCAGTTACCGTCCTTACTTACCCTGAAACATTCCGGCATCTCACCATCATCAATAATGAGGTCTGTGACCTCCGGTTCGACAATTCCTACTGGAGTCCCTTGTGGTGGATTCGTACCTGCGTCAAGACTACAAGGGAAGTCTGAGTCAAGTGCACCACAATCCTGTTCGTCTTCTGGAACGGGTGGTATCATAAATCTTCGAGCTACAGAACCTGCATTACTCATATTCTAGTTTCCTTAATTATTCTATCATGCGCGTAGCGCAAATTGCTAGTCCGAGCGCAAAAGCCATTCGGACCGTTATCTATTCTATAGCGACCTTGCTATATTCTCATATTATAGCGACTAACATATAAAGCAGACTGACCTATTAATTATCATGAGCCTCGAATGCCGCCTTCGCTGTTCCATCGAAGAATGAACAATGAACAACCCCACTTACTGTCAAGTC